CTTTTTATTGATATCATATTCATAAGTTCTAGGGGAGAATCCTAATTTTCTTGCAAATGATGTAGCTCTTTTTCTATCCATCGTTAAAGGTATACCATCAGCAGTAAAAACTCCTTGAACTATTTCTATAGTATCTGGCTTTATCTTTTTTTCATTAATTAAATCTCTTATGCAACACAAGATATATGCACTATCTGTACCACCACTATAAGCCAAAATTAATTTTGGATATGTGTCTACCATCTCAAGAAGAACCCTTTTGGATTCTTTTTTAGCTGCAAGAATATCATCAGTTATCCATACAGGATGATTTATTGTTATAGAAAAATCTCTATCAGGATTAGAGTATGGATGTACTATTGTGAATAAATTATCTGTCACTTTTCTTTCAACATTTTCTGCAATTCAGCAGTACTCCCCACAAACAATGCATTTGTCACATTCTTTGGTGCGTTGTTAGGAACCTCTTTAAGTTTTCTCATTTTCTCTTGAAGGTCACCAAGTTTTTCAGTAACCTCTGCAACCTGTTTAATAAGGTTTCCGGCAACTTCGTATGCTCGTGGATGGTCCGATTCTTTGGCGAGTTCCAGTATTCCTTCCACTGCATCCGTTCCTCTTTCGACCAAATTGTAAAAGTTTTGTCGTTGGTATTCATAATCTCTCTCCACATGTTCATTCGCATCACCCCAATCTTCTTGAGGTAATGGCATCACTTCTTGTTTTTTATTATCAGTTGAAATTTCTTCTACTATGCCTAATGCTTTATCAATTGTGTTATTCATCTTCGCCTGTCACTGGGTTAAAGTTTTTCGCATCCGTAAAGAATGATGTAGTTTCGTTAAATCCAAAATCATCATCTGCATCAGCACTGGATGGGTTTGGTGTAACGGTAAGTCTCTGTTCTCTCTTTGGTGATTTGTCTGGTAAATCAGCAAACTGGTCAGCTTGAACTGTTCTAATAATATTACTGGAAGTAACAGGACCATATAGATAGAATTTGCATGTAAAGTTCATTGTATATATCAATGCTCTTCTTTGTTCAAAATCTCCCTCATAACTATCCTCATAAGATATACCATTTAGAATAATTGGGACATCTCTTTTGATGCCCATGTCTGCCATATCGTTAACGGTGATCGTATAGTCAGGTTGGAAGTAAGGAAGAATTTGTTCTACAATTTGTAATGCATCATCTGATTGTTTTGCCAAAATATACAATACAACATCCAAGTTGTAAGGCACTGGCATATACTGGGTATCAATTGATCTTGTATTATTTCCTGCATTAACCTTTTTAAATTTTTGCACTCGATTTAGTTTTCTAGTGGCATCATAAGTAAGGTTTTGAATTTCAAAACCAATTCGTGGTAAAGTCACAGCCACCTTACTTGATAGATCAGCATCAGACCTGAGACGAACCAAAAACTTTTCTCTTGGACCATAAGCAAGAGGAACCTTCATAGATTGAGTGATATTTCCAGAGCTATCCTTACGAACTAATTGAACATTATTAAATGTTGTTCCGAATGCCACAATTATTTTTCGTATTGTTTCATGATAGAATTGTTGACCCAACATTATGAACTACTCCCTACATCTCCAAATGGATTTAACTCTGAGAAATCTAACACAGAATCATCAGCAACATCAAACAACTCATTCTGTGCCGAGGTGTCCACATTACCATCATCAGCCGTGCTTCCATCACCTATTATATAGTCTTCCTGTAATAAGAACTCTCCTGTCTCTGAAAGGAGAACACCGGCAGATGTTGTCATGTCACTGGTTTCTAGGGCAACTATTTCATCACCATCTGTATCATCAGCATTTTCGTGTACAATTCTACCAATCTCATTCTCTAAGAATAGTGCGTCAATTGAAGCAGAATCTTGTTCCATTGTAAACTGCAACGCAAGAGTATCAACTGACAGACTATCTTCAATCGCATCAATCGCAGAAATATCTGTATCCAGCACCTCTGAACTATAATCAAAGAGGCGACAACGCATCTTGTAAACTGGATTATTATCTAACTGAAAATATGGCTCATCGTGGTCTACAAAGTTGATTTGGAATATCTTTGAGAGAACTGGATGATATATTAAATCTCCCTCTAATGGTCTATCAGAATCAGTTGCTGTTGCTTCTGAAATGATATACCCGCTTTCAAATGATGCGGAGGCTTCTACTGTGGCGCTATCCAAAGTTCCATCTTCTAACAATATAGAACCACTAAGAGTATCTGTGCCACTCTCTATTGTAATCTGTTTAGTCAACTCTTGAAATCTAGTTTTAGCAACAACAAATGTTGCCTCACTCAAGTTCTGTAGACCAAACTGATTCATAAGTTCTTTTTCACCACCAAATCCAGCTTCACTATTTTCCATATACATTTCAATCTTTGCTTGAGTATTAAATTTAGCAAGACTATCTGTTCCAAGAATCGTATCCTCATTTACGAGTGTTCGATCTAGGTAAAAAACATCATGGCCATGTATCTGAATAGATTCAATAACCAAATCTCTGTACAGATTTTGTTCTGTTGTTAGGGCTGTGACATTACTTGTGTGAAATGCTGAATTGACTGCCATGAGTTATCCTATCATATAATCAAGTGGTAACTCGTAAGCTAGTTGAATCTGTTCTTCCAATCTAATAATTTCCTCTTGTGCCTGTTGAAATATTGTATCCCCGTTCATGGTTACACCACCTAACATAGTAACACCAGAAAACTTACTAAGGTTTGCTCCCCACTGTCTTTTAATCAGTGCAGTGGCATATCTCTTTAAATAGATATCATCAAATATATCTGTATAGGATGTTGGGTCAAGTTTTCTGTATGCTTCAATAACAATATAGTCTTGATCAGCGGTTACATCGTTTTCCCAATCCATATCAATATACAAACGGTTTTGATGCTGATTAAATCTTATGGGTGTTTCTCCAACTAAGACATGCTCCAAATAATCGAGATGTTTCATTGTCATGTCATAGTGAATGACCGACTGTGAAGAGAAGTCATACAAGTCGTTCAATCTTAACTGATAACGAACATCGAACATGTTAGCATTTCCAGCTGTGTTAGTAAAAGGAAAAACTTGAATAACTGATACTACTGAGTCTGGCACAGGAATCCAGTTCTTGCCCTCTAACCAATCAGCGGTTAGGGTGCTATCAAGTTTATCTGTAGCAGTTACAGTTGTGTTTGATCTTGCTCTTGTAACATCGTCAGTTGTGATTAAATGCTTCAAATACATTCTTTCAACACCATCATAGTGATATTGTGAAAAATATTGCAATGCTTCATCTATACGATCATCTGCTTGGTCATCAGACACATTAATATCAATAACACCGAATCCAAGATTTCTCAGACAGTATGATTTAAATGTAGCTTTTGTTGTTGGTATAGCCATTACTTGTCTACCAATTGTTGCAAGAGATTTTTGATTTCATGCATCTCTGATTTTAAAGTATTTATCTCTCTGGTTGCGTTTCTAATTGTGTCTCTCTGTTCTTCTTCTTCTAATAGTTTTCTCTTTGCATTCTCTGACCTTTTCTTAGCCAGTTCATATGCACCTTTATTACGATTGATTATGGCGTGAGAATTCATATCTCTCACTAAATCTGTTTCTCCTTCAACCTTTCTGTGATTATCACTCATTATGTTGCCAATGCTATTGCTCTTAAATCTTTAATTCTTGGTGGTTGAGACATATTAGTTCCTTGCATTACAATCTTAATAGAGAACGAAATAAATTCCTCTAATTCAGTTCCAATACCGTCATCAGTAACACCAGCACTAAACACATACTCTTGGAAGTCATCTCTATCCAAAGATGGATTAACAAATTCATCTGCACTACCATCAGTATTGAAAAACTCATAATCCAAGTCATCAAAGTCAACCGAGTCTTGAGCGCCCAATGTCTTAAAGAGAACCTTGATTTCAGATGTTGCTGGTCTATGAGCAGTCAAAAGAACTTTAATCGCAGTTGCTGGGTTATCTAATATAACTTTTTTGGTCACATAGATTGCAGCGTTATTATCACCCTCTGGTTCTGTTGATGCAACAAATGTCAGATTTGATGCAAGGTCAGATGAAGAGTCGATATTATTAATTCTGTTCGCAACTGAAACCCAAGAGCTTCTTTTCAGATCAATAACGGGAGACAGGTTTGGTCTACCACTAGATAATGTCAAATCTGTTTGATAAGATTTAGCACCACTCATTTCATTTGTTTCATTTATCTCTGATGCAATCATAAATGTATCATCAAATTCTGTATTATCATTTATTGCAATACCTAATGCATTTGCAGCACTGGTTTTAGTAAATGAAGTTTCAGTACCAGAAATACTAGTGGCACTTGTTGGTCTGATTGTACCTACAATTTGAGTATCTTCTGGCTCCAGTGTGCTTACTTGCGTAAATCCAGTATTGATAATATGGTTTTCTGTTGCAGTTACAGATGCACCACCGTTTTCAGCACTGGTTCCAGAACCACCATCAAATGCTGGGCTACTTGTAAGAGTGACACTATATGAATCCAAATCAATGTTTGCGATTGATGTGTGTGTCTTATTTATTTGTGATAATGGAACTTTATGTAGTTGGAAAAACTCTACTGTTGCACCAGCTGAATGTGCAGCAGCAGTTGTCCCTTCTTGGGCCCTAACCAAACTAGTCACAGAATTTGTGGATATAGCTTCGTAGTACATAATTTCATCATCAATCTTAATATAAAAACGAGGCGTTGAGTCTGCGGTTCTAGAAAACTTACCAGTAGTATTGCCAAAGTTTGTTCCACTTGTCAATGTCAAACTTGTTGCAGTTGATGTTATCGCAGCACTCAAGGTTGTCGATAATCCAGAACTTACTCCAGCAATTGTAACATTGTTTGATGTGTTATACATACCATGATCTTTGTGAATCACTTTTAATGCGGTATCACCATGAGTAAATGTTAGTGGATTAGCTTTTAACCTTTTACTTGGAAGAGTATTATTTTCTAATGTAACAGTTCCATTACTGCTAGTATCAAAAACTGCTCTTTTAAGTCTAAATTTCATCTCCTCTTGGCGAGATCTTGCCCAAGCACTATTATTGTGAGACTTAAACAA